ACGATTTTGTATAAGTGACCTGCTTGTACCGCTTGATAAGCGATTGGTAAGTCACGTCTTGTGACTACTCTTAATTTTTCGTTAGAATTAATCTACTTCATGGTTTCTCTTTTTAATTAAATATTCAAATCTTTTACAAAGAAACAAACAATTTTTGACATGTGCAAGTTTTTTTGTAACTTTTTTTATTTTTTGTGACTCTAGGGGGAAGTCGAACCCCCACTTCATGGGTTAGAATCCAGCGTGCTGCCATTGACACTATAGAGCCATATATACACAAAGGTACAACATAAAAATGGAAAAAGCAAGTGTTTTATAAAAAAAAATCCCTAGTCGGTTAAAACTAGGGATTTTAATATTATTTTATATGTTTTTACTTCTTCGTAGTGTTGAACTGTTGAAGTAAATTGGCACCTAGAATGGATTCTAACATGCTTTCTTTACCGCTACCACCGTTACCACTCATATATGTTGAAGGTAAGGTAAGACCAGATAAAGCTTTAGCTACTTCAATCTTAGTTTTCATCTCATATTCTGCTCGGTCTATTGGACTAAGACCAGCTGAGACTAACTTAGAGTTTTTATACGCTTCAGCATCCGCATCGATACGAGTTTTCTTCGCTTCTAATTCAGCAGCTTGTGCTTCTAAGGCAGCGACCTCTTTTCTTTGTTGTGCTTCAGTAACTAATTTAGCTTTAATAACCTCTTGAGCCCATTTAGCAGCGGCAGCATCGGCCTTACCTTTTTGCTCAGATGTTAAAGCATCTTGTTCTGATTTCTTAGCGTTAGCGATAGCGGTTTGAACTTGCATTACTAATTGTTGTTGTTGTTTGATTTGACCCTCAACAGCCTTGTCATAATCAACACCGTTAATAGATAAGTTAGAAAGTGTTACACCATATCTTTGAAGTGGAGATTTCTCTACACGTGCAAAGCCACCTTTAGGGTCTTTCTGGATTTCAACAACTGTAATAACCTTCTCTGCGTTAGTAAATACATCTATTGTTTTATCATCACGTTGAATGGTTTTATACACACCATGACTAGCTTGGTCTTCAATGTAATTAATTAACTCGTTACGTTTTTCAGCATATGATTCTTTCGAAGACATTAATGGTCCACTCATGAACACCGCTTTTTGTAGAACAGTTTTAACTAATTCATGTTCGATTGCTTCTTGTGAGCCAAAGTTTGAGTGTAATGCTTTGATTGCTTTTGGGTCTAATGGAAGTTCCATTGACGCTGAACCAGAAATCTGTGCGTGACCACCATCGTTAAATCGAACTTTAATTGATTCATCGACTTCAGTACCTTGAGTAGACTGTTTTGAGAACCAAATTTGTGTTCTACGTTTGTAGTGTGTTGCTTTACCTAAGTACTGTGAATAAGTGCCTGGTGTGGTGATGATGTCTAATTCACCACTTAACGGATGCTGAATAACTACAATTTCTCCAGCTTCCACTTCTTCGAACATTTTTCCAGAATAGCTAATAAATACGATTAACGCTATAACTGACAACGCAATTAGCGTGATTTTTTTTAATGAAAGTTCTTTCATTTGTTTTTTTTTTTGTTTTTGTTTATAATAAATTGTCAGCGTCTTTTTTTAAATCTTCTGCTGTTTTCAGATTCTCATCTACTTTAGCTCTAATATCTTCAACCTTGTTCTTAGTTGTATCAACTATTTCCTTGGTCTCTTTTATTTGAACTTCTAGTGGTGATGAGTCCACTTTTTTATCTTCTTGTTTTTTACTAGGTTTGAATAACCACCATGTTTGGAGGTTAAAGATAACTGGTATTACATATTGAGTTAACAATAATATAACCAATACTGCTGGGATTAATTCTTGTAGGATTTTCCACATATGATTTTTATTTTAAACTGTTACACTTTCTGTTTGATATAGAATACTACCAAACGCTAATACTTTTTCTTTGAATTCTTCAAAGGTACCATTATTCTCAATGATAATATGTGCACAACTCTTATCAATATCGAACGAACTTGGGTCTTCTAATGGTAGACGTTCAGATGCATCAACCCAAATTATCAACTTAAATAATTTCTGACGCATACACTCTGCAATTTCAGCACGGTCACGCATTCCAACGTAACAATCAGAAAGTTCTAGGATGCCTTTAGCTAATTTAGCTCTATCATCTTTGTTATATTCACAAATTAATTGTTTCCACTCAGCTCTATGATTAACACGGTCTTCAAAACATTCTTCAGGTGTTTTATAACCGTACTTATCCTTTAAAGCTTCGTATAAGAAAATGTCAGCAGATGCTTGTGATGACGATTTGAATTTAAGACCATAAGCTTCATTTAAAATTTCAGCCATCGAATCCTTCCCGTGCCGCATATGACCTATAATTAAAATTTTATTCTTCATATTGCAAAACTACGAAGAATTTTAATATAGTGCAAGTACTATCGTAAAATTTTGTTGTAAAATAATGAAAAGGTAGTGTTCCATAACACCCCATATATACCCAATAGGGTTAAAAAAGAATACCATTGATATTCACATCCAGCTAACACAGCACATTTATTGAACGTGATGATACTTAAGCATATGAATATAATCATAAGCATTTTAAAGAAGTGAAATGCATCGGTAATTTGAACTGGTTTAACCAAACCAAAAAACCATTTAACTCTTCCTTGGCTTGGGTCACCATTAATGTATTTGTTTCTCCATGATATTTCACCGTCCCAAAAATAGGGATTAAGCTTTTTAAAAATTGATGTACTGTAATGATGTACAGATGTGTCCATCACTGCATTACAAATAGCAGCTAAAACGATGAATGTTAGAGAAAGATAAATCATTTTTTATTTTGTTCCTTTAACTTTTTAGTTTCTTTATAATCTCTGATTGGATTGATTATCCAAGCATAAACAATTGCGATTAATGTAAATGTTACTGGCCATATTAATGATATGAACATAGCTATTTCAGCCCATTCATAAATGTTTGATAATAAACCAAACACAATCATACCTAATAATGAAATACCTAACCAACCAATTTTAGTTGCGAATATTTGTAATAACCAGTGTTCTAATTTCTTGTTTTTCATAATAGCGTTTTACAATAAATATCACCATTATGATAGCAATTCCAGCTTTCCTTTCATTATTTCCTTAAAACTAGCTGTTTTATTTGTAACATGGTCAGTCACAACACCATCCTTAACCCTATATGTCCTTCTCTTATCTGAGCGTTCACCTTTACCGATTTGGTCTCTTCTTTCTTCACTACTTTCTTCAATATGACCTGTTCGATAAAACTCATTTACACGCTTACCGCTGAGTCAGATACTTACGAAGCCCTGACGTTCTTCGGTAATCAGTCAGTTAAAATTGTTATTTTTAGCTGCTTTGGTGTAAATTGTTTTCATTTCACCAACCAACAGCTTCGCATCGGCACCGCCTTCTGCATCTCTAATCTCAATTTTTATTTTTTCAGTCATGACAATATTTTTTTAATCAATTTATTATTTATTTTTTCCTTATATGAAACACGAATTAATTTTATGTTATGTGCCTCACAATATTCAGTTTTTATTTTATCTTTCTTTTGTCTATCAATTAACCCAGTTTCACCACCCCATTTAATTATACTTTCAAAATGTTGTCTCCCATCATATTCAACACACGTATTATGTTCTGGTAAATAGAAGTCAAAAGGTAGTGGTGTTTTATCTCGACAATCTTTAAATCTATGTTGTCTAATATATTTAATTTCATTATCTATTAACAATTTAGTTATATTTCTCTCACCTTTAGATTCAAAACATATAGGACAACCAGCACCACTTAAATGATTATGTGGTGTTTGCTCAAACACACCATGTATTGGACAAATTATTTTAACCTTATTCTCATATGATTTATAATCAACTAACGTATAATCGTACTTTTCACCATGTATTGTCTTAGATTTTTCAATAAAACTAAAATTATCGTGTTTTTTTAACCCAGAACAACTTGGACAACCACAACCTTTTAAATGGTCATAAATTAATTGTTTAAACTCACCGTGAATAGGACATAATATGGTTAATTTATTATCAATTAATTTTTGATATTCATCATATTTGTACTTATCTTTATGTACATATTTTGATTTACGAATAACATCACTAAGGTTAATTTGTCTATGTTTTGAAGCTTTAATACCACCACAACTTGGACAACCACAACCTTTTAAATGGCTTAATGGTTTTTGTGAAAATACTCCATGAATAGGACATATTATATCAACGTTTATTTTATTATTGACATAATTGACTAATGTATAATCGTACTTATTGGAGTGTTCTTTGGATGATTTCTCAATAAAATGGTCAATGGATAGCTTTTTCATATTTACTTTTAATATAAATATGACGATTTGTAAAAAAATCTCTGATTTCTAATTGAATCTTTTCCATTGGTTTTGTTTTTAGTTTTTGTTATAAAAAATAAAAGCCACCGAAGTGGCTTTTAATATGATTTCAGAGTCGGTTTTGTTTTCTGCTTTTGGAATAGAATTTTAACTTGCTGTAGCGACTCTTTCTTGTAGGGATGGCTGGCCTTGCACCAGCATCTCCTCCCATAATGGAGGCGACTTCGCTTTTCATCCACATCCCTGTGTTAATTTGTTCAGTTACGTTACTTTCGTAAGAGGCTTGACTGAACTCCTTGTAGCGTAGGTGGGAGTCGAACCCACTATCTCTGAGGTTATGAGCCTCGAATGATTTTCCGTTTCACTCCTCCGCAATGTTTGTAGGGATGGTGGAATTTGAATCCACATTACCAGCCCAATGCTGGTCTCTTGTCTTAGAGGACACCCCTATTTGTACGGAAGAGAGGACTTGAACCTCCATTTCCCCTCGAATGAGGGGCGTTCTAAACTTAAACTACTCCCGTGTGTAGTACATTACTTGACAAATTGCAGAACCTAAAGTTTATAACTCTCTAGGCAGTCGTTTTCATGTACTTTGTAGCGGAGGATGGAATCGAACCACCGACCTCAAGGTTATGAGCCTTGCGAGCTGCCCCTGCTCTACTCCGCAATGTTGTAGGGAAGATTGGATTTGAACCAATGTTTGTGCCTCAACTGGCACCGTCCTCCATTAGACGACTCCCCTATGTTATCCCAAGTTAGTTGTTCGACTTTATTTTACCTGACTCCCGTGTACAGGGTGATAATTTTAACGAGTTCCATGCTCGAAGGATTTGCCAAGGTTCGCTGGGCGTACCTAAGGTTCCTCAACCTGTTTTCCTAATTGTAGATATTTGTTGTTTTTGATTCGTTTGCAGAACCTAACTTTTTTGGATAATATCTTAATATGTTAATGAACGTTGTGTTTATATATATGCAAAGGTACTAAAAAAGTTGAGTCGTGTCAAGTAAAATTTAAAATATTTTTAATGAAACTAGCTAACTTATTGATTATCAGCAGATAAATTATTTTGTGGTTGAGTGGGTAAATCTTCAATTACAATAAAAATGGTGTGTTTTACATCAATTGAATGTACTACATTTAGTACATTAACATATTTGTTATCCATGTAAATGTATTCACCTTGTCTGGGTACAACCGATAAAATAATATTATTTTTTATCACCTGCCATTTACTATCCAGTATTGTTACATTATATTTTGCTTTGAACATAATCAATATTACGAATTATTTTTATAAAATCAAGTATTTATTGATACATAACGTCCTAATAAAACCTTAAAGACATGAAATTAATGAACGTAATTAATCGTGGATGTGGTTGTGGCAAACCAAAAGGCACAACACCTCCTACACCACCAAAAAAATAAGTGGTAAAAAAATAAAAGGCCCTATTAGGGCCTTTTTTTATGGTACTGGGTCAGCTTCTTGCTCTTGAGCTGGTGGCTCTGGAACAGCTGGAGCATTGTTCGATTGAGTAGGATTGATTTTCTTACTAATAGAATCAGTCACCTTAGAACCTAATGCCACACCGACAAGAGTTAAGAATACTTCCATATGGAAACCGTTCTTATACAAGTCATAATATGCCATGTGTAATGATGCAATCCACGCAGTGAACATTGTAAGTGATGTTCTACTCCATTTACCATCAACCTTAAGTGTATCATTAAGAATTGACCTTAAAACTGGTGGTGTGTTGTCCGAGAAAAATTTATAAATTCGTTTCATAGTGTTGTTTTTAGATAAATATCACTGGAAACAAAAAACCCTCGACAAAGCGACTTGTCGAGGGTTAAATTTTCATTTCCCGATGGCGTGGTTGGGAAAGAATCGATTTTACGATTTATTTATCTATTTTCTTCCTTGACTCCATCCATTTACTTTCCAGTTATCAAGGTCTTCTTTTTTAATCTTCTTATTAATACCATCTTTTGTTATCCAACAGGTACCGTATTGTGAATTTGATTCACCAACATTCTTACCTTTATGTAATTCACGCATTAGTTGAATTGTTTCTTCAGAATGTTTTTTACCAGTCCAATTTGGACTAATTATTTTACCTTTAGCCCTTGTTGCTTTCATAGTGATTGAAGACCTTTCACTGTGAATTTTGTAAAAATCTTCATCACTTCTTAGTCTTTCAACAAACTTTTTATTACCTGCTTTAGAACACTTTTCTAAATGTTCTTCATTTAAAAAACCAGTACCACCTAACGCTAAATTCATACATAATGAATCATTAATTAATTCTTTATCTACAATCTCCTTCTCCCTTTCAGCTAATAATTCTCTTGTTGGTAAAAATTCTAATATTTCTAAAATATGGTTTTCTTTACCGTATTTTCTCAAAGAACGTCTTAACACAATACCACTACCCATATAACCATCATTAAGCTCATATGCACTGTGCATCCCTATATACCATCTACCTGTTATTACACATGTAGTTTTATAAATATAATGTATTGTTTTTTGTTTTCTCGCCATAAACTTCTTTTAATATAAATATCAAGAAGTTTATAAAAGTACAAAAATGTTTTCGTGGAGCATAAGGGAATCGAACCCTTGTCCTGTTGCATTCTTCAAAAGCCTTCTACATGTTTAGAACCATTTTCTAACGGAACCAAATACCCAGTTGTTAACGCACTCCTGATAAATCAGATGGACTACCATCATGTGGTGGATTCACCACCATTGGTGGACTTTACCACCATGTGCAGTATTAGGCTACTGCAAGCTCTCCAGCAAAGTTGCATGCAACTTCGTTAAGGAAATTCTCAGATACGATTAAATCGTTGTCTTTTCTTGTTTTTAATAGTAGATTTAAGTGCTTCCATTTAGCACTACATGCTTACTAATTACGACTATGCCCAGTCGATACCGAGCTAAGCTCAAGCCCCATAATTTAAAGAACGGTTTGGATTTATAAATATGTGGTCTAAATAAAAAAGACCACATATTTTAAATCTTTATACAAAGGTACTACATTTTTTATTAAAATGCAAGTAAAATTGCAATTATTTTTATAAAATATTTTCTAAGCGATTGATAACTGGTTTTTCATACCACTTTCTCTCGAATTCGCTTGGATTTTCGTAATACTTAGCTAAAGCCGCCAATAACTTCTCTGGTGTTTCCACCGCTACTGATTGACAACCAACCTCAACTAAGAAACCAGAACTTAATGGTGTTATTTTCACATCTCTTAAAGACNNGTAGCCACTTCAGGTTCTGGCATCACTTCTCTTTCTTGAACTGGTGCGTCATTTTCTTGCATAGTACTTGCAACTACATTACCGCTACTGTGAGCACCACCTTCTACTTGATTTAATAAATACATTTTTTTTTATTTTTACTTCACGTTATTTTGTTTTGATGATATCATCAATAATTCCATAAGCCTTAGCTTCTTCAGCATTTAACCATAAGTCACGGCTAGCATCTTCCATTACTTGTTCAGGTTTCTTATTGGTATAAGAACCCAATAATTCAAATAAACGAGTGTTATATTTTTCACCCTCAGCAATTGAACGTCTGATATCTTGAATGTTACCAGAAGCACCAGTTGATACTTGGTGAAGCATTACTCTACTGTGTGGTAAAGAATAACGTTTACCCTTTTTACCACAACCTAGTAAAATACTACCCATTGAAGCAGCCATACCAGTATTAACTGTTTTTACGTCTGATTCAATAATATTCACTACGTCTACAATTGAAAGACCTGATTTAACGGACCCACCAGGTGAGTCAATGTGTAATGTGATATCTTTTACTTCTAAGTTATTCAAGAACATTAATTGTGCTTGAACAACTGTACTCATGCGGTCATTAACTGGCCCTGCTAACCAAATGATTCTATCCATCATCATACGTGAGAAGATGTCCATTTGTGTTACACGCATTTCTCTTTCTTCAAGAATATATGGTGTTAATGATGCACTTGGAACTTGTACTGAGCAAAGCTTTTCTTGTAATTGTTCCCATTGATAAAACTCCATTGGGGTTACACCCATGTGTTTAATTGCGTAATTTCTAAAATCGTCTGTGTAATTCATAATACTGTTTCAGCATTTGTTGTTGTTATTAGCGGTGTACCTTCACCCATGTAAGCACCAGCTACGTTAAAGTCGAAATACTCGATTGCTAAAAATTCTTTAGCTGATTGTTCATCACCGTGCATTTCAATATCATCTTCGTCTGGCACCATTTGTTCAGCTAAGATTTCAAGAATCTTTTCCTTATTGTATGTTACAACTGGTGGGAAATTAATTCTCTCACTTATACCGATTATGGCAGCGTCAAACCCATCAAGGAATAACGCCTTTGGGTTTGACTCAACCAATAAATCTTCAGCCTCTTGTCTAGTCATTAAGCGTGGAATTTTTGTTTAGCTTTTTTCTTTTCAGCTTCTTGAGCTTTTCTTTCTTCCTCTTCTTGCTTAATCACATCGTAAACCGTTTTGATTGATTCACGAACAACGTTAATACGAGGATAAGTGTGTTGGTTAAGTACACCTGAATGTGCTTCGAAATCTGGTTTAGTGATTTCAACAGTACTTGTTTCAGAGTTAAAACTTACATAAGCTAAAGCTTCAACAACTACCAATGCTTTAATATCATCTGGAAGTTTTTCGAATACGTTTTCATTTAAGAAGATGATAACATCATCACCAGTACGATGTTTTAAAACATCACCAGCCTTAGTCACCTTAAATGGTTTTCCATTATTTTTTAATTTGTTATCAACCAATAAAAGTAAGTTGACATCATTAACTAACCCAGCATTTCTTAACCCCTCAGTGAATAAAGCTAAGGTGTCATCATACGGGTCAACAAATTTTGATTTTTTTTCTGCTGTTTTTGCCATTTGTAGCTATTTGTTTATAATTGTTATTTTTTACAAATATACTACTAAGTTTTTAACGATGCAAGTTAAAAACAAAAAAAATTATACCAAATCTTTCAATTTGGCTAATAAATCCTTGGCAGACGCACCTATTTGTTTAGGGATACTAATACCTAAAGTAACAATTAAATCACCCCTAGTGTCGCTTTTATAAGGTTTCATACCCTTATTTTGAACTCTAAGGTTAGTACCAACATCACTATGTTCTGGGATAGTTATTCTAATCTTACCACCATCAATTGTTTCAATTTCAATCTTATCACCTAATACTAATTGAGGGTAAGTTAATTTAAGAGTCATTTGTAAATCACCAGCACTGGTTCGTTTAAAAACCTTATGGTTAGTTTCAGTGACCTTAATTATCAAATCACCATATTCACCATTTTTAACCGCATTACCAGCACCTCTAAATTGAAATTCTGTACCATCAGCAATACCATGTGGTACTTCTAAGTCAATTGTCTCTTCAACACGCTCTAAACCGCTTCCTTTACAGTCAGAACATTCTTTACCAACCTTGTGACCAACACCATTACAATCTTGACATAATATTGGATGAGCAAAATCACCAAGAGGTGTTCTAATAATGTGCATGAAGACACCTTGACCTTGACAAGTTTGACAATCAGTTAAATCAAAACCACCATGTCCATGGCAAGCATGGCATTTAGCATCACGCTCAAATTTATATTTTTTTGTTGTACCTGAAAAAATTTCTTCAAGTGTTAAATTCACATTTAACTTAACATGAGCACCCCTTTTGATTGGTTTTTGAATACCATAATCAGCAGCAGTTTGTTGTCTACCAAAATGGTCACTATTATGACCAAATTGGTCATAACGAGCCCTTTTATCCTTATCAGAAAGATGTTCGTAAGCTTGTTGTATTTCTTGAAACAGTTCTTTAGCTGCTTCATTATCAGGGTTTTTATCTGGATGAAATTCTTTGGCTAATCTTCTATACGCTTTTTTAATTTCATCCTCAGTCGCATCTTTTTTTAACCCTAAAACCTCGTAATAATCCCTTTTACTCATAGTTATCTATTTATTTTCTACAAAGGTACGAAACTTTTTGATAAAAACCAAATATTTATTAACATGTGTAATAAACTATGTTTAAAATGTAAAATTGAAAAACCAATTACCGAATTCTCCAAAAATAAGGTGAATAAAGATGGGTTCCAAAAACAATGTAAAACTTGTGATAAGGAAAAAAATAAAAAATACAGAGAAAAAAATAAAGAATATTTTAAAGAATATTTGAAAGAATATAACAGGCAATATCTTGTAATAAACAAGGAGAAAATTAAAAAAACTAAACAAAATCAATATCAAAACAATAAGGAAGAAATTAAAAAGAAATCGAAAAAATATTACGATATTAACAAAAAAACAATAAATGAGAAAAAGAAAAAATATCTTAAAAAATATCGAGAACTTAATAAAGATAAAATCTCTAAATATAAATCACAATATTTTAAAACAAAAAGAACGTCTGACCCATTATTCAAATTAAAAATGAATATTAGAAATTCTGTTTCAAGATATATTAGAAATAAAAACAATAAAACTATTGACATACTTGGATGTTCATTCGAAGAACTTAAACTACATTTAGAATCAAAATTCCAACCTTGGATGAATTGGGATAACTATGGTAGGTATAATGGTGCTGAGGGATATGGATGGGATATAGACCACATTATACCTTTAAAAACAGCTAAAACTGAAAATGATGTAATAAAGTTAAACCATTTCAGTAATCTTCAACCATTATGTAGTTATATTAATCGAGTTATTAAAAAGAATAAAAAATGAAATTTAGAGTAGTATTAGTGTCAAATGGTGTATATAAAAAAACCCTTCATAGATGTATGACAAGGGAAACGGCTTATATTAACTTCCACAAGATAAAAGAAGCCAATAAAGTCTTTTATCCACAACGTTTCATCAATACTGACGGTATTAAACCTGTTAGATACCAAATTTGTATTACTAAGATTACAGAACCAGATGACACCTTTAGAATTCTTAGAGATGATTTAGGTAAAACATATACCGAACCACCACTTGGTGATTGGACGATAATTGATTCAGCACCATTTGAGGTTGAAGAAACTTTTTGGTTGTATGGTTGTCACCCTAGACATGAAAGACACACCATTCATGAGATAATTAAACGTTTAGTCACAGGTGCTTATGCTAAGAACATGGTTAAACAAGTTATTGTAGTATACAATAAACTAATCATTTACAATGAAGACCAATTTGATATGGTTATATGTAAAAATCTTGAAGAAGCACAAAGACTTCATCATACACTAGCTAAGATGGCTAGAAAACAAAAAATTAAAAGTCTTATGTTTATGGGTACAGCCAGTAAGGTTATGATTAGTAACATGTATGACCTTATCCATGAAAAAACAAAATGGCCGTATACTAAAATCCGAAGAAGAAGTACACGACCATAAGTTTTAAAATAATGATTCTAAACGCTTCACTAAGAAATTAATCTTACCATTAAGCTCGTTAATTAATTGTTGCTTATCTGGTGGTATATTACCTGCATA